CTGCTTTAAACGGCGCGGTTGATGCGGGTATTCCCGGATTTACCGTCAGAAGGGGCGGCGGACCTGTCCACGCCCATAGGACTAACCCAATGTATTACCACAATGGTAAGTGGTATCATCATTAAGGAACGGTTATGGCTTTCGGTATTGATGACGCAATTAGTGCGGGACTTCAGATTGTCAACAAATTCATTCCTGACCCTAATCAGCGTCAGGAGGCGGAGGCGGCTTTACGCGATTCGCTCCAATCATGGGATCAACAACAAAACACGGTAAACGCAAATGAAGCGGAAAACCCTAGTCTTTTCGTCAGTGGGTGGCGCCCTGCTATTGGTTGGGTCGGCGCTGCTGGCCTCACATATCAGTATGTGGTGCGCCCCTTTGCCGTTGGGTTTGGATGGAAGGATCTGCCTATTCTTGATTCGTCCCTTATGGAATTAGTCACCGCTATGTTAGGCATGGCAGGTCTTCGCACATATGAGAAAATCCAAGGCGTAGCACGTAAATGAAAGACAATTTTGAGCAGTGTTTAGCCCTCGTCTTGAAGGAAGAAGGCGGCTATGTTAATGACAGCCGCGATCCGGGGGGCCGGACGAATCACGGTGTCACTCAAAAAACTTGGGAAAGCTATGTCGGCCATCCGGTAACGGAGGCGGATATGGTCAATTTGACTATTGAAGACGTTTCCCCCCTGTATAAACAGAATTACTGGGACAAGATAAATGGTGACGAACTTCCTTATGGCATTGATTATGCCGTGTTTGATATGGCTGTTAATAGTGGGGTGAACCGTGCGGCAAAAACCCTCCAGCAGATATGCGGTGTGGGTCAAGACGGGCAAGTTGGACCCGCCACAATTTCGGCTGCTGAAGAGGCAAACGGTCGTGAAGTTGCAACAAGAATATGCGAAGCACGGTTGGCATTTTTACAAGGACTCCCCACATGGCCCACTTTTGGAAAAGGTTGGGGAGCCAGAGTCGCAAGGGTTGAAAATATAGCATTCCGTATGGTAGAATAAAGGCGGCGCGGTTATTTCCTTCCTGCGCCACCTCTCACATGACTTGGGGCTGGTCAGTCTTGGTCAGCCCCCTTTTCATTCCCTATTGTAATGACGTATTTACAGCTTTGAAGAGTGGGTAAGTTTTTCCCGCTGTTTTTGTAAATCCTCTCATTGTCAATCCAATGCAGCTCTTTGAGACCCTTTAACCCACGAATCACAATCGCCCTATTCATGCCAATTGCGTTCGCGATATCATTAAGTGTCGCGGTAAACCCTTTTGGGCCATAATGGTCCAAAATACGCAGCATTAGGATCTGCTCCCGCATCCGCGCATTGCTTGTCCAAATGACGGTCTGGATCATTTCATTAAGCGTCATTTCGCTTGGTTTAGCATTGGCGGTCATCATCATCACCATCGTAAGGGACATACACCGTCCCTCGCTTGAATGTGAGGTTAGTTTGACTCCTCACATCCGGGTTCGCGAAAGTCCAGATTTCTCCCGTGTTGTCTTGTATACAGACCCACAGCAAATGGTGCTCCTCACCGTAATCAATCACGAAATGGGCAAGGGCAGTGCCTTTAGGCGTTAACATCGGGAGGGTTGGCTTGAGTTGAAGCATTATCAATGGTGTTTCTCCTTCCCCGATTCCAACAAGTGCTTGATATAATCTTGAACAATTCCTTTGACTTTTTTAAAAGTCATCTCAAGCGTATTATCTTTAAGAACCTCTTGGTTCATCATGCATGTAATAAGCATCAGCGCGACGGAGTGGATGATGATTGCGTCGGACATTTTGTCCGTGATTTTCCCGTCCTTTACCATTTCGGTTACTGATTCGTTGATCGCGAAAGATAACTTATCCGCCAATGGGAACGCATGGTCATAAATGTTCTTTAACGGGTTGGGTCAAACCCTTCAGGTAGAATAAGTGCCATTTTATATCCGATCTTTTTTGCTACGGTGCATGATGTAGTAAAATTCTGAATGTTGTTTTGTGCAGTTTGGCGTCTTTTTTTGACTTAAAAAAACCAATTTTTGTTCTTTCATTGCCCAAACATAGTTTGCAACACCGGACAAAACAGATTTTGGATTTCCCCGATCTTTCGCTAGATATCCCGTGTAGTAAATTGCTTGTTCTCCCTTCTTCGCATCTGTGATCCAATCCGAAATTTGATTAATATCCATCATTTTTCCCTCCTAACAACAGTCCCGTCTAGCTTACGTTTGAATGCGGAGCCTTTACCAAAAGGTAGCGGCGTCCGAGATACGTTAACTCCAAGGTGACGTGCTTCGCGCCGTTTAGCCTTTGCAATTTTACCCACGTCATCAGTCGTTTTTGCTCTATGGCATTTGATATGTGATGGACGCCAATTGCTTTCGTCATCCGCCCCGCCCATCGCAAAAGGAACAACATGCTCACAGTCCCAAGCTTCTCCAACACTGATTTTACCTCCACAGATGTGGCAGACCCCGTCGTGTTTAGCGAACAGGGCTACCCTTTGTTTCGTTGATATTGTTTTACGTTTTACCACGGCATATCCGAATCAAGAGCGTCTTTAACGGACGTTTTTGGTTCAGGGCGGGGTGAGTTTGAGAATGAACCTTTTGCCTCTGGCGGCTTTGTCTCTTCGCCCATGCGGCCTGATAAGAAGGTATTTCCGTTTTTGGAAACCTTGTTCCACAACGCGATATCATAATCTTTGCCTTGGACATGAATCGTACCCCGCCAATCCGGCTGCGTATCTTTCGTTTTACGGTCATTAGCGAACAATGATATGTCGCCATGTTTTTTTTCCCACGCCATTTAATTACTCCATGTGTCTACAATGTTAAAACCAATCATCTTTTCCACCTTGTGCAGAAGTTCATATTGGTTGATTTCAGGTATCACTTCTTCCGATATTACATCTATAGCG